ACCTTTAGTGCATTATGCAAATACCTCTCTACAAATGCGTTTACATGTATTTTGATTATCATCACACTCGATCAAACACTCGTAGTATTCCTCGACTAAATCGTTCCTAGATTCATATTTGGAGCTAGACAACTGATTGTATGAAATTAAATTGTGCATTACCTGACCTCTGATGACTACTTTCCTACCCATAACAAAAGGGGTTTTTAGTGCATTGTTCTCTCCGCAATGACAAAATTATTTATGCAAATTAGGTCTGTATTCACTGATACTTAGTAACAAAAATTTATGCCTACGAGTTTATACCTACTGATTCTTTTGAAGTCTCTCTACAACAGTTGATGCTTGCATTGGTGCGACATCATTTAGTCCATTTGCATCAAACCAAGGTGCATCTTCCCAACTAAATCCTTCTCCAAATGTATTATCAGGTGCGACAACATACCAATGACACTTTGCATCTGGTATATCTACAGCACAAACTGCCCAATCATCTGCCCACTGGGGCACTTGCACATACATCACTGGTAAATGATTTGCATGTGCCGGTGAAGCCGCAAATGTGATTATGAATAAAACTAGACTTATGAAAATTCTAGGAATATACCTTACCGATATAGGACGCTTGTATGCCTCCATAACATCGTGGTAATTCAGGTGATTCACTTTTTCTCTCCTTTTCTAGGGTTATTTAGATTCCAAGTATTAATATTAAAAACATCTAGATATACCCATTTAGCATAATGAACACCTCTATAACACAGGAGAGCAAAGACCCTCTCTGGATTATGGATATCTTCATCATATTCTGGAACTTCTGGTCGTTCCCAATTTACATTGATGTGTAACATTTGTCTTTACCTCCTGTAACAATTATTTATTGTTAGGAGATCTTGACATAAAAAAAAGACCCCCGAAGGAGTCTTTTGAAGAAATATAAGCGTCTTGCTTACATTAGGTTTTGAACTTTAACTCTTCTGTAGTAACGGTTAGCGTTAACAGAAAGTCTACCAAGACCTTGAGTTGTTCCTTCAGCAAATGGGTTAGCAACCATACCATATCTGGTTTTGAAACCAATTTTTGGTTGGAATGTATCCTGACCAACTGCTCTAACCATCTGAAGTGGTACATATGGGCAGTAGAATAGTCCTGCATCGTAAGGTGAAGAACCTTTGTATCCTACAACATAGTACTGATCAGCAGCTAAGTTTGCAGCAAATGGGTCAATGTACACTCTGTACTTACCTTGAAGTATACCAGCAAATGTATTGCCTGTATCATCAACATTAAGGTTAGCATTAAGTGCTGGAGTGTAATCTAGAACTCCTGCCATTGTGAGTGCAGATGCAACATCAGCAGAGCAGAGGATCATGTTACCCTTTCCACGACGAGTTCTTTGTGCTATAGCGTTAGCATCTCTCTCGATTTGGAAGATAAGTCCTTTGAACTTCTCAACTGACCAACGACCGTTGCTATCAGTATCTAAGTCGAACGCACCGGCAGTTGCCACATTAGTCTGTGCTCCAGACTCAGCAACCTTATAGATTGTTCTAATAACTTCTCTGTTGATTTCAGCAAGTATCTCTGTTGAAAGGATATTTGCTAGTTCTGCTTCAGCATTCAATCCATGAATTGCCTTAAGATCTTGAGCAAGTTCTAAACTGTACTCTGCCTTTAGTGCTCTGGATTTCGCTGTAACGGTGACTTTCTCGATTGAGAATGCCATCTCGTTGAACAGTTGACCTGATTCACCTAGTGCTTCAGCGTCTTCTGTATCCATACCACGACCAACTGGGTATGTTGCTGCACCTTGACCACTTTCAGGGTTTAAGGCAGCAGGGTTTGATGCTTGTACACCACCTGTTGTACCGAAACCAACTGTTGCGCCAGTTGTAGCACCTTCATTCTGTGTGTAACCAGCAGATATATCTGCGCCACCGTCAGGATGCTGAGATGAGAACGCTGTGTCTGGTTCGTTGAATAGTGCTTCAGCTCCACTTTGGTTAGTGAATCTGGATCTCATTGCGAAAATAAGTCCTGTTGGGCCGCTCATTGGTTGTACACCAGCTAGGTCATATGCGACCAAGTTTGGCATAGAACGACGGATAAGACTTATGAGTACTGGGTCGAAACCAGCAACTGGGCCGGCAGCTGTTGCGCCAGCAGAGAAACCAGCAGTTGCACCAGATGAACCGGTTGTTACTGTAGGTTGCTCAGATAAGAATTCACGCTCTTCGCGTTGTGTTTGCTCTTGGTTCTCTAAAAGAACTGCTGTGACCATTCTTCTATGGTTGTCTTTGATTGGATCTAGTCCATCATAGTCTAGAAGCGGGGCCCACTTTTCTACAAGAGCTTCCTGATTAATAGGGGCTTGCATTTAAGAGTTACCTTTTTTTAAGTTTGTTTGAATGTATAATGTAAAAATCACTTTTTAGACACACGGTTTAATGTCTGAAGATATGCTTCCATTGAACTGGATATATCCTGATAGGTTGGAGTGTTTGTCTCTTCAGATAAATTCTCCGACTTGTCTCTTTGAGATCCAGCATTACTTGGGAAATAAGATTCCTTAAGTGTTACTAGTTTCTCACGATAGTCTGACTCACTTTCAAACTCAACTTTTTCTACAAGGGTTGCAAGTTTTTCTTTCTGTGTTGATGCTAATCCTTCGGTTACTTCACCAAAGACTACATCTGCAGATGACTCGGCTAATCTCCTGTTTAGAGCAACATTCTTTTCGATTTGCTCATTGAGTTTACCTTCCATTTCATCAAGTTTATCTACCATGCTTTCGATAACATCATATTTGTCTTCAGGTACGGATACATAATGTTCTTCAAAAAGACTCTTCATTCCAGTTAAGAATGAATCAGTCATTTCTGACTTGAGACCGGATTCAACAGCAATTTGATTGTCTGCGATCCATTCGTCAGACACATACTCAAGGTATGCATCGACTCTTTCTTCAAGTTCAGATTTAATAGCAGCAACTTCTTCAATGAGTTGCTCTTCATATTGAGCTTGAACGCTCTCTTTAACATCAGCAAGTTTAGACTTGATTGCTGCTTCAAAGATTGTTCTTGCCTTATTTTGAAATTCTTCTGAAAGTTCTTCGCCTTCTAGAAGTGCATTAACATCTGCTTCGATGTCAATCTCTTCTTCAACGATTTCTTCTTCAGTTTCTTCAGTTGTTTCTTCTTCAGCAACGACTTCTTGAGTTTCCTCAACTTCAGTTGTTTCTTCTTCAGAAACTACCTCATCAGTCTTTGCTTCATCTTCAGCGACAACTTCGCCTTCGGAAGATTCATCTTCTTCCTTCATGCCCGCTGGACTTGGATCTGCAGGTTTTGCACCTTTAGAGACAATATCCTTAACCTGTTTTAAGGTTGTTCCGGGTGTTTTCAACTTGTTAGAATCATCATCAGGTTTTGAATTTTCGGGAGTAGGGCCTCCTAAATCTTCAACCGATGCTTGATTCGGAGTTGATAGAGCAAGTTTTGGCATTGGATCTGCCGATTTTGCCCCTTTGGTTACTACATTTTCCATTTCGTGTTAATTTTGACCAGCGGACATTTGAATATTAGATTTTAAATAATCTGTATTTATTTATAATGTTACAGATTTGCTAAGAAATCTTGGAATAATCCAAGTTTATGTTCATCTAAAACATTTTGATCAACTAAAGTGTTAATCTTATTTTTTGTTTGTGAAGCAAGTTGTTCACGAAGGATTCCTCCTTCCCAAACCCACTCTTTTCCTTCCATGATTCCAGATACAAAAGCATCGGGTGCTGATGGATCAGCAACGATGTCAGCAGCAGTTGCTAACATGAAATCTTCACCTACAACTTTGCATCCAGATGCAGTGTCTTCTTTTAATGATCCGACACCACGAGATGAGACACCGAGGGTGACTCCTTCACCAATAAGATTTGATGCAATCTTACCCATTGGTGTTGAAAGTATTTGTGCCTTACCAACAAAGTTTTTACCTTCTTGACGAAGTGATGTAATCTTATGAGATACTCGATCTAGATTAACTGTTGGGCCATCTGGATGTCCAAGTTCTCCAAGTGCTCTTCCTTTCTGAACAAAACTTTCGTTATAACGATTTACTTCTCTTGCAAGAGTATTTACAGGGTATAATCTACCGTTACGATTTTTGATATCTCCTTGTAAGAAAACACCTTCGATATACATTTTTTTATTACCGCCTTTTCCTTCAACGATAAATTTAACCTTTTGGACTTCTTCGGTAATTAGTTTCATTTTCTTAATTTGTGTATCCTACTTTTGATCCTTTAACTGCAGCATTAGCAGCAAAAATAAAATGACCAGATTGCTTTTCAACTAATGCACTTTCTGTTCTCATTAGAGTGAAAGATCCAACAGTTGTTCCACCTTGAGTTTCTACAATAGTTACTAAATGATCAGCACCTGTTGCTGTATTAACTAAACGAACTACAGTGGCATTATCAAAAGTTGATGCACTACCTGACCCAGTTGGTAAAGCAGCTTCCGCACCTTTGATTAATAGTCTAGTCATCTTCTTCCTCTTGTGGTTCAGTATCTACTTCACTTTCATCGTCAAACATTCCGTTACCAACTGAAGGTCGAATGTCTTCAACCTTCTTAGCAGCTTTCTGATATAATAGATCTTTTAATTCATCTGAAATCTTTGCAGCATCAGAATCCTTTGCAATCATGTCAATAATGTTTTCCATATTTTAAATAGGTATATATTTTATTTATATCTCTGCTTTTTTGGTATCATTTGCTAGTTCTGCATCTGTTACTGCAGCTTGACCTTCTAGATCATCTTCAACTGGCACATCGCCTAAATCTCCACCTGCAATTGGTTCACCAGTTATTGGGTCAACTTGTGAAGGATCTGGTAAAATTCCATCCTTGATTTCTTGTTCGATTTGTGCATCAATCTCTTCAATTTCAGTGTCAGATTGACGAAGAACTTTCTTACGAAGATATTCTGTTGAATAGTACTTACCAAGATATGGTTCGACAGTTGCAGCAAGACCTAATCTCTCATTCATCATTTCTGATTCTTTAAGTTCTGCAAACTGATTATCGTATAAGAAATCATACTGAATATGATCACTCATCTTCTCCCAATCTTCTGGAGTAACAATGTTCTTAAGAATCAATTGAGTTCTCAACATGTCATTAAACATGTTACCAAATCTCTTTCTTAATCTTCCAACAAACTTACTAAACTTAAGTTCATCTCTTAATATTTCAGATGATCTTCCTAAGTTAAATCCACCATCAGATGCGATTCTAGATTCAGGAACACCTAATGCACGATATAGTTTCTTTTGGAAGTATTCAATATCTGTAAGTTCACCTAAGTTTTGTCCACCGGGAAGTGTTGATATCTCAGTTCCTCTTCCACCTTCTCTTCTTGGTAGCCAGAAATCTTCCATCATAGACATGAACTTACGATCATCTCTAACTTCACCTGTCTGTGCATTGTAACTTAACTTATTACGATAGCGACTCATTACCTCTTTAAGGTACTGTTCTGCTTTTACTTTTGGAAGATTACCAACATCAATATAAAATATTCTTCTTTCTGGTGCTCTTGATAATCTGTAGATAACAAGACTATCTTCAATCATTCTTAATTGATTTAAGGCCTTGATTGCTTTATGTAAGTACGATAAACAAGTTCCTTTATTACGATCAAATAAACCGGAGGTTACATAAGTTATTGAATCTTTAGCAATCTTAATGTTCTTTTCACGACCTGATGCAACGGGTGACATAACACCTATTGGATAGTTAGGTTTTGGTGTATAAACATAATATTCTTCAATATCTGGATATGCAGATGTATTAACACTCTTAAGATTACTATAATCAACTAAACCATTTCCGGGTTTTGTATTACTATCTTTCTTCTCTTGCCTAACGAATTTCATCTTCATCGGGTCAATATATCTTAATTCTTGTATTCCATCTTGAGGTCTCTTAACATCAATAACCTTCATGTAATATAATCTTCCATCTACATACCAGTTTCTAAAAATCTCATGAGACTTTTTATCAAAGTCCATTATTTCTTTTAGATGTCTAAATTCTCCTCTAATTCTATCTTTTAAACTATCACTTGCATTTACATTAGATAACTCAATTTCAATTGGGGAATCATATAGATCACTTACAATTGCTTCATTAACAACATCTTCAATCGCATTGTCCGCTTCTGGATGCAATGCCATCTCACGATATCTTTTAATAAGATCGTACTCGGTCTTATATACTCCTTCTATATCTACATACTGTCCATAAAATCCAGACTGTATAAAATAGTCAACCCCGTCCTCATTATTCTGAGGCACAGGGGCGACTACTGAATCGGGCTTCTTACCTGAATCATCAATGGAGAAACCGAAAAGTTTAGGCATCGTATAACACTATTTATTTCTATTATACACTATTTATCAAATAAATCAACTTCTTAGTTGATCGCCTCTCCTCCGGCATTAGCTCCGGTGCCCTTGATTGCTTCCCACCATTGAACTTGGAATTCAACAGTAAACTCTTCAACGCTATCAACTGTCTCGTAAGATAGGTCAATTGCACTGATATTTGTTGGGAATATATCGTGGAACTTATAGGTTCTAAGTGTAGAACCGTCACGGTCTAATTGGTGAACATATGCATCTGGTTGATACAATGCTGGATCTTGTGCTCCAGTTGCATCCTCCATACTATTAATGAAGTCCATCCATTTTTCCATTGCGGAACGAATGGAGAAGTCAACATCATTAATAACTGTTACTGTCCATGTATCAAAGGTTCTGTCACCAGCAATCTTAAGTATCCTACCTCTGAAGTTAACTTCAATAGGTGTGATATTTGACGCAGGTAATAGAGCAGCCTTAACTAAGAACCTTGATTTTTCTTTTACATCATTCTCGATCGCGATTGGATCGGGGAATGCTAATTCCACCTCAAAGAGATTCGGTCTTGCACCGCCACCGGCCATCTTGCTCTTGAAGTCGGTGATCGTTCTAAGTGGTGGTCTGTTAAATTGGGTTGCCATTTTTGTTAATTACCTCTAGTTAAACAGTTCCAATAACTTCATCGAACGAGATGCCAGTTCTTG